CGCGCTATTTGGTGGCCGCTCGCCTGTGGGCTTTGCCACCTCGGGGGTGGGTCATTTTTGGATGATCACACTGGGCCACTTTTGAATGCACATTGACAGTTCGGGATGACGGAAAAAGCACGTTCAGCATTCAGGATGTCTGCTGAACTGCCGGATCACGATAAATCGCGCAAGTGAGGCCGTTGATCGGTCCTCATTTGCGCCCTGCGCCGTGTTCAGCGTTCAGTTGATACGATAGACGCGTCCGCGTTCATCAATTTTCGCCGAGGTCACAACCAACCCCAGCTTCTTCTTGAGCGCCCCCGAGATCATGCCCCGCGCGCTGTGCGCCTGCCAGCCGGTCGCTTCGACGATCTCGCCAATGGACGCCCCCTCGGGCCGCTGAAGCAGCGCGATGATCTGGGCCTGCTTCGTACCCGCGCGGATGGCGACGGGCTTCGGGGCATCGGGCGATTGGGGCGTCGGCGCGGGGTCCGGCTTCGCCTTGCGCGACGCGCTGGTGGCCTTGGCGACCACTGGCTCGATCCCGATGGCTTCCAGCCCGGCCTCGGTTGCGATCAGCGTGGTGCCATGGCCATCGCCGGTCTCGCGCCAGAGGGGCTCGCCCTTGCGCAGATCGGCCGGGACCTCTTCGAGCCAGCCGCGCTCGATCATCATGCTGACCACCTTTTTCGCGGCGGCGCCATGCAGCCCCTCGGGCAGTGGCATGGCCAGATTGCCGGGTCGGGTTGCAGCGCGGCTGAGGATGATGGACTGGGTGTCGGTGAGTTTGGGCATCAGGGCGTCTCCGGCTCGGGGCTGCGACCATCGCAAGCCTTCTACGACGCCAAGCCCGCCATACGGCGGGCCGCGCCCGGCGCAAGGCCGTCAATCACTCGGCGTATTCACCCTCGCCAAAGGCGCTGTCGGTGATGCGCTTCAGAAGGCTGGCATAGTGCTCAAGGGTGCCGACATCGCCCCAGTTGATCTCGTCGGGGTGGGTCTCGAAATGATCGTCGCTGAGCTGTGCCAAGCGCGCGAGCATCTCGTCGATCTCCGCTTTCTTCGCGATGAACGCGTTCAATGCTGCTTCACGGTTGCGCCGCGCCTTCTCGGCGCGCAACTGGTGGCGGGGTGTGGTGATCGGGTTCATGGTCACTCTCCCTGATCCTGCTCTTCGATCATGGCGAGGATCGCGCAGGCCATCCCGCCGAGGAATTCGCCGCGGCGAAACACGATCTCGTCGATCTCGTTCGCGGTGGTGATGGTCGGCTCGACGGTCAGGCTCTCGGCCATATGCGGCAGCAGGCGGGCGGCCTCGGCATTGTAACGCTCTGCAATGGTCATGGGGTTGTCTCCGATCCCTTGCCTGGCGGTGCGCGATGCACCCGCCTTGTGGGGATCAGAATCGCTCCACCTGAGAGTGTAATCAACTGAAATAGACGTCTTTCCTCGTTTATTTCCAATGCGTTGAGGGAAACCCAGGCGCCATGGAAGGTATGTCCGAGCGTGAGTATTCCGCCCATTCCGGCCTGTCGCGCGGGGCGATCCAGAAGGCGCGCAAGGCGGGGCGGCTGGTGGTTTACAGCGATGGGTCGATCGATGCTGCCGCGTCCGACGTGCGGCGCGCCGGGATGACCGACCCGGACCAGCAGCGGCGCAGCACCGGCGGCGATACCGGGTTCTCCGGGCCAGCGGACAGCTCCTCCTATCTGAAGGCCCGCACGGCGCTGACGGTCTATCAGGCGCAGGAGCGCCAGCTGGCGATCCAGAAGAAGAAGGGCACGCTTGTCGACCGCGCCCACGCGGAGACGCTGGTGTTTCGCCTGGCACGCCAGGAGCGCGATGTCTGGGTGACCTGGCCCACCCGCGTGGCCGCCCTGATGGCCGCGCAATTGTCCGCAGAAATGGAGAACGCATCCGGTGAGGCGGTGACGATCGAGACGGCTGTTCTGCAGAGGGTGCTGGAAACCCATGTCCGAGAACAGCTCGACGCCCTCGCCGACCTCCGGGTTTCCCTCGGGTGACGATAGCAATCTGACCGCAGACCTCGACCTTGCCTTCGACGGGGCCGAGGATGTCCTGCGCGCCTGGCGCCGTGGGATGCGCCCCGATCCGGACCTGACCGTCTCGGAATGGGCCGATCAACACCGCTGGCTGTCGTCGCGCGCCTCGGCCGAGCCCGGACGCTACCGCACGGCGCGCACGCCCTATCTGCGCGAGATCATGGATGCGCTGTCGCCGAACCACCCGGCGCAGCGGATCAGCTTCATGAAGGCCGCGCAGGTCGGGGCCACAGAGGCGGGCAACAACTGGATCGGGTTTGTGATCCACCATGCGCCGGGGCCGATGCTCGCGGTGCTGCCCACGGTCGAGATGGCCAAGCGGACCTCACGCGGCCGGATCGATCCGCTGATCGAGGACAGCCCGGCGCTGAAAGAGCGTGTGCAGCCTGCGCGCTCGCGCGACGCGGGCAACTCGATGCTGTCGAAGGAATTCCCGGGCGGCATCCTGGTGCTCACGGGGGCCAACTCCGCCACGGGTCTGCGGTCGATGCCCGCGCGGTATGTGTTTCTGGACGAGGTCGATGCCTATCCCGCCTCGGCCGACGAGGAGGGCGACCCGGTCACGCTGGCCGAGGCCCGCACTACCACCTTCGCGCATCGGCGCAAGGTGTTCATGGTCTCGACGCCCACGATCCGGGGGCTTAGCCGCATCGAGCGCGAGTTCGAAGCCAGCGATCAGCGGCGGTATTTCATGCCGTGCCCGCATTGCGGGCACATGCAGTGGCTGCAGTTCGAGCGTCTGCGCTGGGCGAAGGGGCGACCGGAAACGGCGGCCTATCACTGTGAGGGCTGCGAGTCGCCCATCGCCGAGCATCACAAGACGGCGATGCTGGAGCGCGGTGAATGGCGTGCGACCGCCGTGCCCACGGATCCGACGGCCATCGGGTTCCACATCTCGGCGCTCTATTCGCCGCTGGGCTGGAAGAGCTGGGCGCAGATCGCGCGCGACTGGCTGGCCGCGCAGGGCTCGGAAGAAATGCTGCGCGCGGCGCGCAACACGCTGCTGGGCGAGACATGGGTGGAGAGCGGCGACGCCCCGGAATGGCAGCGGCTGGCCGAACGCCGCGAAAGCTACGCGGGCGCGCAGATCCCCGAAGGCGGGCTGTTCCTGACCGCCGGGGCCGATGTGCAGAAGGACCGCGTCGAGGTCGATGTCTGGGCCTGGGGTCGGGACAGGACAAGCTGGCTGGTCGATCACATCGTGATTTCTGGCGGTCCGGATGATCCCGCCTGCTGGGACAAGCTGACCGCTTTGCTCGGGCGCACATGGGCCTGCCCCAATGGCGCGGTGATGACGATCGGCAAGCTGGCCATCGATACCGGCTACGAGTCCGCCGCCGTTTATGCATGGGCGCGGGCGCAAGGATTTGAGCAGGTCGCGCCGATCAAGGGCCTCGAAGGCTTCAACCGCGCAACGCCGGTGTCGGGCCCGACCTTTGTCGATGCCACCATCGGCGGCAAACGTCTGCGCCGGGGCGCGCGGCTGTGGTCTGTGGCCACCGCCACGTTCAAGGCCGAGACCTACCGCTTCCTGCGGCTGGAACGGCCCTCGGATGAAGACCGGGCGGCGGGCATGCTCGATGCTCCCGGCACCGTGCATCTGCCCGACTGGATCGACACCGAATGGCTCAGGCAGCTGGTGGCCGAGCAGCTGGTCACCGTGCGCAACAAGCGCGGCTATGCCCGGCAGGAGTGGCAGAAGATGCGCGAGCGCAACGAGGCGCTCGATTGCCGCGTCTATGCCCGTGCCGCCGCATGGATCATCGGGGCCGATCGCTGGGACGAGGCGACATGGCGGCGGCTCGAGGAACAGGCCGGAGTGGAAACCCGACCAGCTGTCGCCCCGGCTGCGGTCGAAGCTGCGGAAGCGGAACCGACCACACCGGCCCCGCCCAAAGCCGGAACACCGACCACCCCGCGTCGCAAGCGCCGGGCCTACACACCCAAATTCATGAGGGACTGAGATGGATCTGGAACGGATGCGCGCCCTGCTGGCCGCATTGCAGGAGGCGCGCTACGCCGGCGTCCGCGTGGTCAGCTATGACGGCAAGTCCCTCACCTATGGCTCGGACGCGGAACTGGCGAACGCGATCAGCGATCTGGAGGCAAGGATTGCCGCCGCCGCGGGCACGCCCCGCCGCCGTCGCTGGGGCACTGTCGCCTCGAAGGGCCTGTAATCCATGGCATTTGAAGCCTTCCGCCAGCGCCTTGGCAGCATCATCGGTGGCTTTGACGCGGCACTGGCCCACCGGCGGCTGCGCGGATTCCGGGCCAGCCGCGCCCATGTGAACACGCTGATCGCCGCCTCGGGCGACACGATCACCGCCCGGGCCCGCTGGCTGGTGCGCAACAACGGCTACGCGGCCAATGCGGTGGAGAGCTTCGCCAGCAATGTCGTGGGCGATGGTATCAAGCCCTCCAGTTCCATCGCCGACGCGGCGAAAAAGGAAGAGCTACAAGCGCTGTGGCTGGCCTGGACGGACGATGCCGACGCCGAGGGGCTGACTGATTTCTACGGGCTTCAGCGTCGGGCGGCGCGCGAGGTGTTCCTGTCGGGCGAGGTGTTCTTTCGCATCCGGCCACGCCGCGCCGAAGACGGTCTGACCGTGCCGCTGCAATTGCAGATGCTGCCTGCGGAGATGCTGCCGCTCGATATGCACCGTGACCTGCCCGGGGCGGGTCTGATCCGGCAGGGGATCGAGTTCGATGGCATTGGCCGCCGGGTCGCCTATCACTTCCTGCGCCGCCATCCCGGCGATCTGACCGATCCGGGTCTGGCAGGGGAAACAGTCCGTGTTCCGGCGGCAGACGTGATCCATGTGCTGGACCCGGTCGAGGCCGGGCAGCTGCGCGGGGTGTCGCGGTTCGCGGCCGCCATCGTGAAGCTTTTCACCCTCGACCTTTACGACGACGCAGAGCTGGAGCGCAAAAAGATCGCGGCGATGTTCGCGATGTTCATCACCTCGCCCGCGCCGGAAACTCCGCTGGAGCCGACCGAGGAGGATCTGGAGGTCGAACCCGGCCAGGTGGTGCGGCTTGACCCCGGCGAAGATGTGTCCACCCCGGCCACTCCGGACTCGGGCAGCACCTATGAGCCGTTCCAGTACCGCACGCTGCTGCAGATCGCGGCGGCGCTGGGCATCCCCTATGGGTACCTGACCGGCGACACCGCGAAGGGCAACTTCTCCAACACACGGATCAGCCTGATCGAGTTCCGCCGCCGCATCTCGGCCTGGCAGCATGGCGTGCTGGTCTATCAGCTCTGCCGCGCGGTCTGGGTGCGCTGGATGGACACCGCCGTGCTCTCCGGTGCGCTGGAGCTTCCCGGCTATGACAGCCAGCGGCGGCACTATCAGGCCTGCGCCTGGCTGCCTATGAGGTGGGACTGGATCGACCCGATGAAGGACGCCTCGGCCGAGATCCTGCAGATCGACGCGGGCCTGAAATCCCGCACGCAGGCCATCTCGGAGCGGGGATACGACGCCGAGCAGGTCGACCGCGAGATCGCAACTGAGCGCAAACGCGAATTCGCGCTGGGCCTCGACTTCCGGCGTCCGGGGTCACCGGCACGGGGGCCGGGCGAAGCCGGAAAGTCGAATGAGGATCAAGACGGCACCACGGACGACGAGGCCGACGACACCGGCGATGAAAAACCCGACACCAGGGAGGGCGCATGATGCATCACGCCCAGATTGCTCAGCGCGCCTTCAACACCCCGCTGATGGTCGACCCGGCCAAGGCGCTGGCGTTTCTGTCGGGCCTGGGGCCGCGCATCACCGGACAGGAAATCAGGTTCGCGGGTGTCGATCTGCCGGCTGACGATGTTGAACACGCGACCCGGCCCGCGCGCGCCTCTTTGTTCGGCGACGAGCTCGCCCAGCGTCATCAGCGCAATGGCACCCAGCCATTTGCGATGGTCGATGGCATTGCCGTGATCGGGATCGCGGGCACGCTCGTGCATCGCGGTGCGTGGATCGGGCAATCCTCTGGCCTTACCTCCTATGAGGGCATCGCCGCCCAGCTACAGGCGGCCCTCGCGGATCCCAGTGTTCGTGGCATCGCGCTGGACATCGACAGCTTCGGCGGCGAGGTCGCCGGGGCGTTCGATCTGGCCGATCGCATCCGGGCCGCCCGGGCGCAGAAGCCGGTCCACGCCTTCGTGGCGGAACATGCGCTGTCCGCAGGCTACGTTCTGGCGTCGCAGGCCGACCGGATCATCCTGCCGCGCACCGGCGCTGTCGGCAGCATCGGCGTCGTGGCCCTGCACACCGACATGAGCGGGGCCCTCGATCAGAAGGGCATCGCCGTCACGCTGATCCATGCCGGGGCCCACAAGGTCGACGCCAACCCTTACCAGCCACTGCCCGAGGCCGTGCACGACCAGATGCAGCGCGAGCTGGAGGTCGTGCGCTTCCTCTTCGTGGAAACCGTCGCTGCGGGGCGTGGGGATCGGCTGACACAGACGGCCGCACTTGCCACAGAAGCCGCCGTGTTCCGCGGGGCCGATGCCATTGCCGCCGGTCTGGCCGACGAGATCGCCGATCCCGTCACCGCCTTCCATGCTTTCGCCGCCGCTCCGCGCGGCACTCCTCCCCCCAGCAGAAAGGGTCCAGAGATGACCACGAAACCAACCGCCACTCCGAACGCGCCAGATACCGGGAAGCCGCCCGCTGAAGCCGCTGCCCCGACCACGCCCGAGCCGCCGGTCGCAGACGCCGCGCCCGTGACGGATACTGCGGCACCCGCTGCGCCCGCAGGTGACGCGACGCCCATGGATGCCGGGGCCATTCGCGCCGAGGCCGCCGAAGTGGCGCAGATCTGTGCGCAGGCCGCCCGGCTGGGTGTGACCATCGACGCTGCCGATGCCGTGGCGCGCGGCCTGAAGCCCGAAGCTCTGCGCGCCCGTGTGCTGGCCGATCTCGCCGCGCGCAGCGATGCCGCGGGCATCGTCGCCACTGCCCCGGCCGCAGCTGCGGCCAGGGACAGCCCGATCATTGCCGCAGCAAAAAAGGCCGCAAGCGACGCAAATCGCTGATCACCTTCCCCCAAAATCCATCCCGGAGACTGAACCATGTCTGTCCTGACCCAGCCGCCCAGCATGGGCGATGTCCTCAAGTATGAGGTGAACCCCAACTACACCCGCGAGATCGTGACGCTGCTCGAAGGCATGCCCTACCCGGTCGGCTCCGTGCTGGGCAAGATTTCCGCCAGCGGCAAATACAAGCTGGCGACCAGCGGCGGCACCGATGGCGCGCAGACTGCGGTGGCGGTGTTGCTTTATGCCGTTGACGCCACGCTGGCCGATGCCACCGGCATTGTGGTCGCCCGTGGCCCCTCGATCGTCTCGCGCGAGGGCCTTGCCTATGACGCCAGCGTCGATGACAGCGCGAAGATCACCACCAAGCTCGGCCAGCTCGCCGCTGTCGGCATCATCGCCCGCGACAGCGCCTGACGCCGCCACGGCACGCGCGTTCGCCGCCTTCCCTCTTTCTTTTTCTTCCTCCGGAGCTCCCCATGACCCTTGTCCGCAATCCCTTTGACGCTGGCGGCTATTCGCTGGCCGAGTTGACGCAGGCCATCAACATCCTGCCGAACCTCTACACCCGGCTCGGCCAGATCGGCCTTTTCCGCTTCGAGGGCGTCAGCCAGCGCTCGGTGATCATCGAGCAGTATGAGGGCATCCTCAGCCTGCTGCCCTCGGTGCCGCTGGGCGGCCCCGCCACGGTCGGCACCCCCGAGGACCGGTCGATGCGCAGCTTCGCGCTGCCATGGATCCCGCATGATGACGTCATCCTGCCCGCCGACATCCAGGGAACGCCGGCGCTGGGCGCGTTCGATGCCGCCGATCCGCTGGTCGGGGTGATGAACCGGAAGCTGACGCTGATGCGGCGCAAGCATGCCCAGACCCGCGAATACATGGAGATGAACGCGCTGCGCGGTATCGTGAAGGATGGCGCGGGCACCACGCTCTACAACTACTTCACCGAGTTCGGGCTCGAGCAGATCTCGGTCGACTTCGTCCTCGGCACCGCGGGCACCAATGTGCAGGGCAAGGTCCGCGAGGTCTTGCGGGCGGTCGAGGACAACCTGCTCGGCGAGACGATGACCAGCGTGCATGCGCTGGTCAGCCGCGAATTCTTCGACAAGCTGATCGCCCATCCCAAGACCGAGGAGGCCTACAAGTTCTATGCCGCCACGGGTGCGCAGCCCCTGCGTGAGGATGTGCGGCGCAACTTTCCCTTCGCAGGAATCCTGTTCGAGGAATACTCTGGCACCGTCACACTTTCGACCAAGGCATCCGAGCGACTGGTGCCCGCGAACGAGGGCATCGCCTTCCCCCTGGGCACCATCGATACCTTCACGACCTATGGCGGCCCGGCCAACCTGCTGGAGGCGGCGAATACCATCGGCCTGCCACTCTATGCCCGCCAGCATCTCGATGAAAAGGGTCGCTGGATCGATCTGATGACCGAGGCCTCGATCCTGCCGGTCAACAAGCGGCCGCGCATCGCGATCCGCCTGCACAGCTCGAACTGACGCCCATGACTGCCTTCGCAACCGCCATGGATCGCATCTTTGCCCACCCGTCCATGGCGGTGGCGGCTGTGTGGATCTCCGCCACCACATCGGAGGAACGCCCGATCCGTGTGATCCGCCGCGCGCCCGACCGCATCACCGAGTTCGGCGCAGGGCGCATCGTCAGCGACAGCATGATGGTGGACGTCCGCGTCTCCGACCTGCCCGATCCGCGCCCCGGCGATCTGATCGTGATCGGCACCGACAGTTTCGCCATCCAGGGCGAGCCCGTTCGCGATCGCGAGCGGCTCGTCTGGACGGTCGACCTGCGCCCGGCCTGACCGCGATGAAGCTGAAACTCGACATTACCCCTGATCTCGTCGCCGCCATGGCGGCCGAGGTGAAAGCCGGCGAGAAGGCCGTCACCGCCGCCATGCGCGAGGCCGGGACCGGACTCAAGGCCGCCTGGCGCGGCCAGATCACCCGCGAGTCGGGCAGGTGGAAGGGTCAGTCGCGGATCGGCGGTGGCCGCCGCGGACTGCGCCGGGCGCTCTACATGCCGGCCCTCGTCGCCAC